AACGATCAGGTGATGCGGATCAACGGCTACACGCCGGAGCGCATCTCGACACCGGACGTCGAGCGAGACATCGCCGAGGTGACCGACAAGACCACCATCGAGATGACGTCGTTCGTCAGCGAAGGCCACATGATGGTCAAGGTGCGTTCGCCGACGTGGTGCTGGCTGTACGATCTCACCACGCAGTGCTGGGTCGAGCGGCAGTCTTATTTGTCGCCGACGTCTCGCGCGCTGCAGGCGCTGTCGGCCTACGGGTTCTGGATCGTCGGCGACAAGGACAGCGGCAACGTCGGCAAGATCAATGCGAAGGATTTCACCGAGTACGGTCAGCCGCTGATCTGGGAGTGCTGGAGCAGGCGGCCTGAGCCGTTCCCGTACCGCGCCGTGATCGGCCCGGCGTATTTCGATTTCGTTCCGGGGCAGGGTCAGGCGCTGGGCCTCGATCCGATCCAACGCAGGCCGCGCGTCAACATCGCGTGGAGCGACGACGGCGGCCTGTCGTTCGTGCCGTTCCGCATCGCGGAGCTGAACCGGCAGGCGGTGACGTCGCCCATGTCGGCGAAGGTTCACCTGACCGGATCGACCGGCGCTTACGGGCGCATCTGGAAGGTGCGGATCAGCGACCCGGTCTACATCTCGATGCGTGGCGGCGACATGCCGAAGCTGGCGCGAAGGGCGGTGGCGTGATGCCGACGACGTCTCCGGTCATCCCGCCCATGCCGCCGCCGCAAGTGCCGCTGATCGACCCGGTGACCGGACTGATGGCGAAGGTGTGGTTTGAGTATTTCCGGGCGCTCGATCAGACGCTGCGCCGGGTTCGTGCCGAAATACCGTGAGGTGAAGCATGGGTTTATTCAGCGATCTGTTCTCCAACAAACCGGCGAAGGACGCCGCGCTGTACAGCAGCCTTGGCCGACAGGCCGGGCTGACGCAGGCGACTGGGACGCTGCAGGGCGGCTACGGCGAGGCCTCGCAGTACCTCGACCAAATCCCCGGCTACCTCGACAGCGCCAAGGGCTATCTCGAAAGCGCCAAGCAGCCGCTGTCCGACGCCAGCGCGAGGTTCGATCCGCTGGCGAGGACGTCGGGTCAGGGGTTCGATGCCTACGCGCAGCTGTACGGCATCGGCGGCGGCGATCCGACGGCGGCGGTTCGGGCGCAGCCCGGCTACCAGTTCTCGCAGAGCGAGGGCGCGGAGCAGGCCAAGCGCAACGCCGCCTCGATGGGGATGCTGTCGTCAGGCAACGCGATGCAGTCGGTGTTCGACCGTGGCGCGAACATCGCCGACACCAAGTGGCAGCAATACGCCGAGGGGCTGAAGCCGTTCCTCTCGCTCGCGCCACAGATCGCCGGGGCGCAGGGCGGCTACGACGTCGCCAGAAGCGGATTGGAGGCGCAGAAGGGCGGCTACGAGGCGCAGAAGGGCGGCGTTGCCACCCAGCAGGCTGGCCTCGAAACAGAACTAGCCAAGGTGCTGGCGCAGTACCAGACCGGCACCGCGAACGCCAACTCCGACGCGATGGCGAGTGCGGAGCTGGCGCGCGGCGCAGCGGCGAAGAATGCGTTCGACGCCATCATGGGCGGCGCGAAGCTGGCAGTCGGCGCGTTCACTGGCGGCGCTGGCGGCGGCGCGTCACCGGCTGGCAATTTTATGAATATGTTCAAGTAAGGGGTGACGCATGGCCGTCGCAACGAATTGGGGTCCACCCAGCATCGCCGGTTCGATCAACGAGGGCGTCGATAGCATCCTTGGCGGCATTCAAGACTACCGGCTCGGCCAAGAGCTGCAGAACATGCCGAAAACGGCGGATGGCAGTCCCGATTTTCAGGCGATGGCGCTGCGGTTGATGCGGAGCAATCCGGCGGCGGCGCAGCGCATGATGGCGATGGAGGAGATGCGGCAGCGGCGCAGCTATCAGGATCGCTACCTCGCCAATCAGGAGCGGCAGACCGACATCGCTGCCGACAAAAGCACCAACATTCAGGCCGAGGGAAAGATTTTCCACATTGGCCCCAACGGGCAGCTCAAGGGAACGACCGACGTCGAGACTGGCGCGTTCACTCCAGCTGGCGGCGCAGCTGCAGCGCAGCCAGCGGCACCGCGCGAGCCGCCGCCTGAAGCAATCGAGCTGCTGAAGAAGGAGCCGCATCGCGCGGCCCAGTTTGAGAAACACTACGGTTTGCCGCCGGGTTCGTCGCAGCAATATCTCGGCGGCGGCCAGCCAGTTCCTGCGGCACCGGCACCGGCTGCTGCAGCGCCAGCTCCGGTCGCTGCTGCTCCGGCTCAAGCGCAGGCTGTGCCTCCGTCCATGAGGCGCATGCCGGGTGAAAGCTATTCGGCATGGAAGGCGCGCGAGAAGAAGATGGCGGAGGAGCGCGGCACCATCGACAACCCGGAGCTGAAGAAAGCCGACGACGCGATCCAATCGGGGCGCAACACGCTGACCACAATCGGAGAGATGGTCGAGCTGAACAAGTCAGCGTTCCATGGGCCGCTGGCGCAGCAGCGTGGGCATCTTGCGTCGTTGACCGGGATCGGCGGCAAGCAAGCCGGTGCCGATACCGTGGTGTTGCAGAACAAGATCACGGGCGGCGCGCTGGAGCAGCTCCGCGCCACGTTCGGCGGCAACCCGACCGAAGGCGAGCGAGCGATCCTGCTGCAAGTGCAGGGGTCGGTCGGTCAGGCGGCGGATGTCAGGGCGAGAATTTTCAAGGATGCCGCCGATCTGGTTCGTCGCCGCATCAAATACAATCAGAAATATGCCAACGCTGTTCGATCCGGCAATCTGCAGCTGATGCCTGATTACACCGACAACACGCCAGTGGACTGAAATGGCCGACCCGCTTCGCATCACGGTGCCGTCGCCAACAGCGGATGTAAATCCGTTCGCTGCGTTCGATCCAGCGCCGGAGCGGTACAGCGATCCCGTCGAGATCGATCCGCGTTCGCGCGACCTTGTGATCCGCACGATTTTCGGGGAAGCCGCAGACAAGGATGAACCCGGTCGCGCCGCTGTTGCCGCCGTGATCCGCAACCGCATCGCGTCAGGGCGCTACGGTCAGGGCGCTGAAGGTGTGATCCGAAAGCCGTGGGCATTCGAGCCGTGGCATCGCCCCGACGCACGGGCGCGGATGTTGGGGCTGCGTGAGGACGATCCGAATTATCAATCCATCGCGCAGATCGTAGACAACATTCTCAGCGGCACGGTGAAAGACCCGACGCAGGGTGCCACGCATTTCTACGCGCCACGGGCGCAGGCGCAGCTTGGACGCAATGCCCCGGCGTGGGCGCAGGGCAAGCCGCTCGCCAACATCGGAGGACATCTTTTCTACGCACCGGATGAGCCGCGCGGGGGTTCCTCGTCCCCTCCGGCTAATCGGGGCGGGGCGGTTGCTGCCCTACCTTCGGTCGCTGCCCCGCCATCGGTTTCGCCTGACGACAGGGTCATGCTGGCGTCGTTGTCACAGGCGCAGAACAAAGCGACGGACAATCCGTTCGCCGCCATTGACGCGAGAAAGACGCAGCCGGTCGCGCCGCCACCGCAGGCCAACGTGGTGCCGAAGCAGCCGCTGCCGCCAGACGTGAAGCCGCCCATGTCGCAGAGCGAGGCGTTCGGGCAGGGCGCGTGGCAGGGCGTGACATTCGGCTGGGGCGACGAGCTGCAGGGCCTCTCCGCCGCGCTGGCGACCATCCCCGGCGGCGGCAATGCGTCCGACTTGATGAAGCTGGCGTGGGGGACGTATTCGCAGAACCCTAGCGACGTGACGGCGCAGGCCTTCAACAACGCCGTCGCGGAAGCGCGCCGGACGCTGGAGGAGGCCAAGAAGCACTACCCCGGTACCGTGCTGGGCGGCGAGGTGGCAGGCGGTGCCATCGTACCGTTGCCCGGCGGCCCCCTGACCGGCGCGGGTCGCAGCGTGGCGGCGCGGGTCGGCAGCGGCGCTCTGCAGGGCAGCATCGCAGGCGGCATCACGGGGGCAGGATCGGCGGAGGGCGACATCTCGCAACGGGCTGGTCCGGCAGCGATTGGCGCTGGCGTTGGCGGCGTCGTCGGCGGAGGGGTTGGCGCGGTGGGACCAGCCATCGCCAACTACATTGGCCGCGCGATCTATGGTCTGGCCGCGCCGCAGCGGCAGGCGCAGGCGCAGCTGGCGCGAACCGCAACGCAGGCCGTCGGCACACCGGAGCGGGTGCTGCGGCATCAGATGACGCCGGACACGGTGGTGGCCGACGTGCTCGGCGAGCCGGGGCGGGTGCTGGCGCGAGGCGTCAAGAACATCGATCCCGCCGCCGCCTCTGTCCTGCAGGAGCCGCTGGAGCGACGAGCAGCCGGACAGTACCGGCGGCTGCTGGATTTCCTTGAAAGCAAGTTCGGGCCGCTCGGCGACAACGAGATGGCGAAGCTGGCCGTCAGGGCGGAGCAGGCGCAAGTCACCACGCCAATGTATCAGGGCGTGATGCAACAATTCCCAAGCGGCGTGATGCCGGTGCGGCTGGTCAATCTGATCGATCAGCACCCGACGTTGCGAAGCGCGGCGGAGGATGCGCTGCGTATCGTGCAGGAGAATGCAGCCGTGCAGCGGCGTCCAGTGCCGGGCGTGGACAGTCTTGAGTTCTGGGATCAGGTCAAAAGGAACATCCAAGGCAAGATCGATTTCTCGGTGACGCAACCCGGAACTGCAACATCTGGTGAGCAGAGGTCGCTGAAGGAATTGCAGCGCGTCATCATCAACGAGTTGGACAACGTGACGGGAGGCCCACAAGGCCCATACGCGAAGGCGCGAGCAATGTCGGAGGCGTATTTCGACATCGGCGGCGCAATCAAGGAGGGCCAGCGGTTCATCAAGAGCAACCAGTTCACGACGGAGCAGGCGGTGAACGCCATGCGCGGCATGTCGCCGGACGCGCAGGAGGCATTCCGCAAAGCAGCTGTCAGCCAGATGCTCGACAAGATGAGCAACGTCAACGACAGCCATAATCTGTGGAAGGGCATCTACAGCAACCCAGCCAACAAGGCCAAGATGGAGTTCCTGTTCAACGGCGATCAGAGGGCGCTCAATCAATTCGAGGCGATGCATCACGTTGAGCGGCTGCAGGAGCGGTTACGCGAGGCGGTGCGAGGCAACAGCACGACGGCGCAGCAGCTGGCGGCTCTTGGCACAATCGGTGTCGGCGGCAGTGGTGCCGGTTACGGGATTTACAGCGGGAACATGTCGCTCGATCCAACCACGCCGCAGGGCGCTGCTGTCTTGGGCAGCGCGGCGGTGGCGTTGCGGAAGGGTGCAAACTACCGGATGGCTGAACACCTCGCGCAGATGCTGGTGTCGAAAGACCCGGACCTGATCCAGAAGGCAGTTAACGCGGCGGCTGGCGATGCGCGGATGATGAATGTCCTTCGCCAGATGACGGAGAATATACTGTCGAGAACCGGCGGCGCTGCAGTCGGCAGAAGCATTGGGGACTGATCATGTCTGGAACGACATCACTCTGTCTGACGCAGCAGTGGCACAACCTGACGCATGAGCCGCTGGTCGGCGGCCTGCTGTACTCGTTCGTGGCTGGCACCCTCAATCCGCAGAATGCATTCCGCACCGCCGCGCTGACGGCGGGAACGGAATTTCCAAACCCGATAACGCTGGATGCATCGGGACGCATCCCGCAGATGTTCTACGCCGACGGCGTGGTGCGGCTGATCCTGACCAGCAAGGAGGGCGTGGCGCAATTCGATTACGACAACATCCCGGTGATCGGATCGTCAGGTGGTGGTGGCGGCGTCGACACCACCGACGTCACCCGGCTGTACGGCACCGGAGACATGAAGCTGAAATACGGCACCGGGGCGCTGTCGGGATACGTTCGCGGCAACAAGCGAACCATCGGCAGCTCGACGTCGGGCGCAACGGAATTTGCCGACGCCACCGCGCAGGCGCTGTTTCAGTATTTCTGGAACAACGATCCGCTGCTGGCGGTATTCCCGTCGAAGGGCGCGACGGCCATCGCGGATTGGACAGCCAACAAGCAGATCGAGACGCCGGATTTCCGGGGGCTGACCATCGGCGGCTTGGACGGCATGGGCAATGCGCGAGCCAATCGATTTCTGGCGGCGAACTGGGACGTGCTGGGGCAGGCGCTGGGCGGCGTGGAGGCCGCAGCCATCGGCTTGAGCCAGCTGCCGGTCCATGGGCATCCCGTCAATGTTGGGGTGTCGGTCTCCGGCGGCTACTCCGGCTCGGCCTCCGTCACGGTCCCGGCTAACACTGGCTCGGTTCCCCTTGGGTTTGGACCGGCGATAGGTAATTTCGGCGGCGGTGGGCAATATCTTGGCGGCGGCCCGACGAATGTCTCTATCCCGGCGATTGGTGCATCCGGTTCGTCCAGCGGATCGTTCAGCGGCAGCGGCAGCGCCGTCGGAACATCGGGGAATGCAGGCAGCGGCGTGGCCTTCAACATCACGCAGCCGACCCGGCTGGTGACGGTGTATTTCCGATTGTGAGGGCGTCATGTACGACGGCACACTGGCGGTGCGAAGCAACCGGGCGTCTTGG